CCCCCTATATTTGCACCGCATTTGAGAGAGAATGCGGGTTCAAGGAAGTTTGGGTGAGTGGCTGAAACCACCAGTTTGCTAAACTGACGTACTCGCAAGGGTACCGGGGGTTCGAATCCCCCAGCTTCCGCAAACAAATCTCAAGAGAAAAAGAGCTAAGTTTATAAGACTTGGCTCTTTTTAAATCCATAAAATGCCGGTGGGTTCGTCTAACGGTTAGGACACATGCCTCTCACGCATGTAATACGAGTTCGATTCTCGTACCCACTACCAACAATGCTAAAAATCAACGAGTTATAAAAAAGAAGTACTAAAACAGGGACTAAAATACAAAAAAGCAGCTCATTCGGCTGCTTTTCCTATCTTCTCCTTAAACAATCTCAACTGATCTATACTAGGATGAAAAGTAGGATTCTCCCAGTTCCTAGAGATAACCGAAATCATTGAATCCAGAAACTTCCCGCAGTCGAGAATCTTCGCACATTTATCCAATTGGAACTCACCGGAAAGATATTGGGCTTCCTCCCCGTAAGGATCAATATTGAATACCTGTGAGATATGCCGGCACAAGTGCCCTTTTTCGTGGTCCCATGAGTTTTGAAACTCTCCCGGGGAAGAAGTGAGAGCAATTACCATCACAGTCTCACGGTCCTCAAAGTTCGAATAAGTAAGACCGGTATTGAGAACCCCGGAAGAGAGGTTTCTGTATGCCTGTTTGAAATCCTCTCCTCTACAACCGATACGGTGAAGTGCGCATAGAATATCACTGGTCCAGTAAGTCGTTACGGCATAGTACACCTTAACTATCCAATCATATTTCGGTATGTAGAAATCTTGAACTATCATAATCAGAGCATATCATCCCACATTATAGGTGTGCCACTTCCGATACAATCCGCATAGAAACGGGTAAAAGGAAGACCGTCATACCCGTCAGGATCATCTATGTAATCCTTCAAGAATAATGCCAAATGGGATTCATCTATAATGGAACTCTTATAATAATCAGCTTTCGCCATATTAGCTACATATACGCAATCATACCCAGCATCTTTCTCCAGTTTAATTCCGTACTTTTTCAGAAGCTCTTCTACTTCCTCCTTTTTGATCGAAACGAGTTTTTCCTTCTGCTTGGTAGCCTTGTTCTCAACTTCCATTTTAGAAACAGCCCATTCACACATCTTCTTAGAGAAGTGCCAACCGTATAACGACAGATAATTTTTCATTGCCGGAGGCATCTTGTCATACGTATCTAGTCTTTGTCCCATAATTAATTGCTTTTTAGGATAAGAGGGGATTTCTCCCCTCATACGATTAATAGAACTCACCGTTTGAGCGTCTGCGTCTGCGCTCTCCCATATCTCCGTATATAGGGGATTCCGGGAAATAGCCTGGCATACGACGTTCGTTCATACCGTCACTATCGTAACGTCCATTCTCACGGAATCCCATTCCACCGCCACGCATTTCACTCATGGCCTTTTCATAACCATGACGGCAACCTTCACGATAGGCTTCTTCAACCTCGTTTCTTCCTCTCATTCCGAAATCACGATCATATCCATCGTGTTCTTCTCTTATCGTCCACATTCCCATAATTATTTCTTTGTTTTGGATGTTTCAATTACTCCGAGCTGTTCCATTAACTTCTGATTCTGTACAATGAGGTCAGCCATATTTCTGCTCATCTCCTGCATGTTCTTATCCATATTGGACATTTGCCCTTTCAATGCGGATATTTCCTGCTCCTGCTGTTGCTTGGCTGCAAATTCAGGGTTAAGCATGGCAAGCATCTGGTCACATACCCCAAGAAAGTTCTGATGATATTCCACGCTTTTTAGAACATCCTCACTCTTCTGTTTCATAGTAAGGACCTCGGTATTCATCTCGTCTCTTGACCCTGTAATCAGCATTCCTGTTTTAACATCATCAGCAATATTGGCATTAGCCGGTATCTCTTGCAAATTGACATTCTGTCCGTTTATATTCACGACAAAATCAATAACCTGGACAGGCTGTGGATAAGGCATGTTGGGAACAGTCTTATATATAGTTTTTATAGGGCTTACATTAACGACCTGCCCACATTCCAAACTTGGATTTGCACCTCTGTGAAGAAGATATAACGTACTGTTTACTCGTAAGTTCTGAAACATGATTGTTTAATTTTAAAGGAGTGTGGCTATTTCCATTTTGGAAAATACCACAAAACTCCATGTTAATTATTACTTGCTCCGTAAAGAAGCGGTTTCTACTGTAGGAGCCGGAACCGTTGTCGGTCTGTATCCGCCATTAACAAGATACAATTCGTTGGTGTACTTGTTGTAATGAATCTCATAGATGCCGGTTCCAGCCAAGTTTGCAACAGTTACAGGCTCATTGTTATAAGCCATCAACGGTCTTGTGTCCCCGTTAGTCCCTATCAGTATCGGGAGTGTTGCAGTCGTACCAGCAGGGATCGCCTGACGAAGATTGACATAGAACCCTCCGACATAGTCCCTGTTGCGGAACGCATGGTTAGGAAGCTCCAAAGTCACATTTTCAGTACCGACAGTTACAGCCACCGTAGGAAGAGTATTGAAATTCGCTCTTCCTATTGACGGAAACGAGAACGGAAATCCTGTAAAAAAGTTAGGCCACATAATTACCTCCTTTCTTACCAGAATCAACCCCAGTAGTTATTACAACCGCATCCGCTACGTCCGTATGCTGAGTCACCAACATAAGCACCGAAAGCAGCCGCACGGTAAGTATCCATGTTTACACCAACAATGTTAGGGTATTGAACTGGAACTGTGTTAGGTAACTTGCATTTGATTCCATCAACATCGCTTTGCAATGCTTGCAATCCTGCTGCAAGGGGAGCAATCTGTTGACCTACCGCATTCAGGATTGTAGCATTCTGATTACGTTGGGAGATTTCAGCCGTAAGAGTTGCCTTTTCCGCAGTAAGAGATGCAATCTTATCCTGTAATGCCTGATTCTGAATTGCATCAAGTTTGGCAAGGATAGCATTCGTGTTGGCAGTAGCACCGTCACGTAATGACAATGCGTTTTGGTTTGCAGTATTAACCAATGTATTGGTCTGGTTGCACATTGCAAGCTGACTCTCATATCCTTGTGTGGTTACAAGCTGTTTCATATCGCAGCAACAGCTACAGATTTGAGATGTCAGAGCGTTGTTACCCTGCATAATTGCGGTAAGGATACTGTTGGTATTCTGTCCCATTTGGTTGCCAAGACCACAGATTGCCTGGGATACAGAGTTAATACCGGCAAGGATTTGATCGGAAGAAGTGTTCACGGCTTGTGCCAGTGATGCAATATCGACACCGTTTCGGTTAAGTGTCTGCATGATCATCTCTCTTCCTTCGTTCGCTCCTTGATTGTTATTTCCGCCAAAGCCGAAATTGCCATTTCCAAAAATAGCCGCAATCACAATAAGCGCAATGATGTCTTGAAAACCACCATTGTTACCAAAGAAACCACCGTTACCATTGCCGCCTCCAAGCAGCCCCATCAAGTATCCGGTATCAATTCCTCTGTTTTGCAAAGACGGAAGAATAGAAGCAAGCAGACCGTTGCCTGAAGCCGCTCCACCGTCTTGGTTAAAAACATACGTTCTTTCCATAGAGATTTATACTTTTTTATTACGGTCAATATCAACCGCATCACAAAAGTATATAATAGAAACTGCGTAAATCAGAGCTCATTTTCAAGCGATTTACGAATATTTTGCAAATATATTGCAATCATTTTATTTGTTGTTTTTCGACTCTCAAAAGTAGATATCAGGTAACGTACACTGGCTGATGTTTTGTGAAGCAAAGTGGCGATCTGTTCAGGGTACAGACCGAATTCAGTAAGGAAGAACACTACAATGGAGCGGGCATCAACAACTTCAGTCACTTTACTTGATGAAAGGATTAATTCTGTGGAAACTTCAGTTTCTTTTCCTACAAGGTTCAATATTTCGGCAAAAATCTCTGACTTACACATGGTAATTAATTTTTTTGTTGTACTTTTGCCCTTGCCAATCAGTACATACACCAAAAGAACAAAAGCATACTTCGGAATGTTAAGGATATTATACCCCCTGACACAACCGATGTATGCTTTGGTGTATTAAAGTATTGATTGGCGTCAACTTTAATGTGTCGGGGGTTCTTTTTACTCTACCCCCAAAAGAGCTACATTTGTTATGATAACCGGCCTTCTACTTACCGGATAAACTTAGTGCTTAGTATTAATTAATGTATCATTTTAGCCTCCTTTCTTTTAAAACATTTTTCCATTGGAAATTGTTATGTAAGTAAAACTTAAACTTTTCATACCGGAAACGGTCTGTGAAGATAGTAGTTCCGGTAATTTACCACATAAACAAGTTATAACTAACTCCGGCACCGAAGTACCAACCTCCCGGATAACTATATCCTGCCTGCAAGCCCAATCCCCAGCGTTTCTTCTTCTGTAAAGGTGAAAGAGTAATAATTTCCTTGTCTCTGTACACCTCCATAAAATCAAGGCTGGGATTATATCCACTGACTACCGCCCGGTAATCATCGGTCTTATACTCCTTGCTTGTTATCGGTATCAGTGCCGGAATAGAATCTCCTTCTACGATTCTGTCAGTCGTTGTATCTATCAGAATAGGTAGATATACCGTATCGGTACGTTTCATATTTTCTTTTACCGGCTTAGGGATTGTGTCTCTTACTGTGTCCCGGATATGTACGGTATCTCCCTTAATATAAACCGATGACGGCTCGTGCGGATTACAACGCATCCACACGAGAACACCTATAAGCAGGCAGACTAATATCCAAGGGAGGGACTTCATAGGATCTCCTTGCTCGTCCAAGCCGGACTAGACAACAATACATTTAAATCCTCGCCCTCATAGGTAGGATAAGGGAAAGACAACTCTTCCGTTCCGTCATCAGCAATAGTCCTAATCATCTTATGAGGAAATAACGCAGCATAGTGCTGGCATTTCATCAAGGTTTCACTCTCATTTACACTCTTGCGAGGAACAAGGTTACGCTTGTTTATCTCATCCTGAGGGACCTCTTGCAAGTCAATTGTTGGGAATACAGTGTATTTCATAAACTTTACTATTGAATTACTATCAGACTAATTATACTTGCTCCCAAGTAACACTCCCATCCTCGTTGAAGATAATTCTCTTACCTGCTATCTCAACTACTGTATGAGAAGATGAACCTATTATGATCTGATTACTATCGGATGTTTTAACATTGTACCCTATGGCAATAGAATTTTCTATCACTGCCGGAGTGCTCTTAGAATGCAGTTTAGCTAAATGTCCTATACAGATATTATTCTTACCGTCGACATCATAATTGTTCATTGCATCCATTCCTATAGCAACATTTCCTTCACCTTCTATATACAATGCAGCATTAGCCCCGACAGCGACACATTTAGTGTTATTACGCACACCTGCAGATGCCCCGACAGCAACACATTTTGATTTAGCAAAATGTGCAGAACCACCACTTAATGTTCTATGCCCTATAGCTACGTTATCGACGAAATCATTGCTATTTGTCTGCCCTAACGCATTTGTCCCAATTGCGACATTGCGTTCTCCTTGCCCTCTAACCTCTCCCAATGCAGCCTTACCTATTGCTACATTATCCTCTCCTTTTGGTATATACCACGCCGCATCAGAACCTATTGCTATATTTCTATCTCCCTCAATTAGGCGCGTTAGGGGGAATGTTCCTATACCGATATTCCTTGCTCCATATTTTAAGGAACTTAACGATCTCTGACCTATTGCAATGTTGCGGGATCCATTCTGGTTCTTTGCAAGGGCATCGGTTGCACCTATTGCAATGTTCCACCAGCCTGTAATGTTATCTGTCATTGTGCCTCCTTCAACATTTTCGTAGTGCTTATTACTATCAGAATCAAGTTCTACCTCTATTGATGCCTCATCCTCAGAAACAATTTTACGAAGTTCCACTCCATACACACTTCCATCATATGCTGATGATGCGGTAATTTTAAGACTACCACCGTCCGATATCATACCAACATAGAATTTACCTAACGTTCCATTATAGATATCACATAATCCCCCCTCACCGATACTAACACAAACATCCTTTTCGTATGTGCCGACTTTAGAATAATTGAATATTGCTACATATTTTTCACCCTCAATAGTAGCATGATCAAAAATAAGAGTATCTGTATTGCCTATAGCATGCGTATAAACCCCTTCTGTGTATTGCCAGTTATCTCCATTGCCAACAATTGAACTGATAAGGTTATCGCCAAGATATAATTTTTTACTTACTTTTCTACGAATGCAAGTTTTAATATCTTCGGATTGAATATCTTCGTCAAGAGTCACAAGCCCATCTAGTCCAACTCTGAGAAATTTCCCTGCGTTGTTTATTCCTTGCTGTTTATCAACCTTGCCATTTATTAATCCAAATTCTGATTTGTATTCAATATTGGTAGGTTCATAGCTTACTCCAGATGAATTAGCGCAATAGACATATAGGTAATTACAATCAGAAGGTAATACTATCTCAAATGGAAAGTAGTGAGTCTCAATGCTTGTATATCCGTCACAAGCATTAACAATTGAACCGGATACGAAATCGCAATCTTTTACAGGCAACACGGAGGCTCCATGAGCCGTATCTATCGGTGTAATCATCAGATTTCTTCCTGCCACAACAGGGATAACCTTGTGCTTTGTCAATCCATAATTTCCATTAGTTCTGAAAACTAAATCACTACTTGTAATTAATCCACTCCGATAATCATACAAATTCAAGTCGATTGCTTGGGCTTCAATACCAGTAATTTTATCTACCTTTGAAAATATTTCCTCAAAGTTCCCATCTATCCCTTGCGCAATGACTCCCCACTTTTGTTCGGAGTCCTTTGCTATGTCAAATATCTTTTCCATAACTTATTCGTTTTTAATTAATGTTTCATTTGAAATTAAAGTCTCGTTGTCTAACATTGTCAAGTAGCTGGAGATAACTATGTTGATCTTCTGTGGAGACTTGGTGATCTTTCCGGTTACTTCATAGATACCGTTGTCTCCAGATATGGATATGTCGCTAATGGCGTTAGATGATATACCGACCAGCTTATCAGAGGAATTTGACAATGTTATGGTGATAGTGACCGTACTACCCTCAGCAACGTATTCCCCCGGATTAACCGAGTAGGATATCGACGAATAAGGGATGTTGCTCTTCACTATTGGTCTAAACTCCACCATGCCCGGATACAGAGTGCCTAGTTTGTGCTTCTTTAGCTGGCGCTCGATTAAGAATTTACTCATAGAGTAATGAAAAAGCATAAAGGAATACAGCGCTAAAGCGGAATAACCGTTATTGATACCATACCTAGCGATTGTTAATCCTGTGCCTAAACTAGTAGAAGAACCTTTATTAATAACTGTATCTTTATACTGATATGTTGACTGATAACAAATCTCTCTTTCCTTATTGATAGATATAGCAGTATTAGCTAGATAGGAATAGGTAGATTCATTTGCGTTAACGCTTCTATGTTCTACTAAGAAGGGAGTATTAGCATTTTCACCAGCAGCATCACTTGTAGCTGTAAACTGAGGAGTACTTACTATTGGATATGCTCTATCAATAACCACAGTGTAATCCTTCAATCCCAAGTCACCTACAAACTGACCATAGTCATCTACTCCGTCAAAGCAAAGAGCACCTGCGAAGTCGGGAATTTGCTCAATAACTAATCCTGTCCAATCTAAGCTAGTGTCATTAACTTTAAACCCGTGACCATTACTACTCGCTCCTGAGGGCGGTAATGTATGTATTCCGTCCTTATCTAATCGAAAGTTTTTTAATGAACCATTGTCGTAATACCCATAGTCTACATAACCATTAGAATTAATACCAGATACTTTTATCTTAAAACTAGGTAATTCAGTTACATACCACATTAACCAAGTTCTTTTTAAACTACCATTAACGGTAAAACTATAACTATTATAGCTTATTTTAGATTCGGCATCTTTTGACCAAATACCAAAATTAGTAACATATTTACCAATCCCACTTCCCGGATTCCAACCAATATTGAACAACTGCAAGTCTCGGCTATTACCACTATAATCAATCAACTTATCACCAAACTGTGTATGATTATCATTAGTAAGACCTTGCTTCTTGACATCATAGTAAATATCAGGTTTAACATACTTGTCCAAGTTGAAGTAGGCGATTACTTGATTAATTTCGTCAGTGGTCAATACTCGTTTGGCGATGAAAGTCCAGTACCAGGCAACAGAGGAAGTGTACCATATCCCTTGATTATTAAATCCTTCAACAGTAAAATAATCTAATCCCGTAGAATCTAACAAACTGTTAGCTATATAATCATTTTTATCTCCCAGTATGGTGTTTACATTAGATATCTGACCGTTTCTTATATCGGTTGAAGTATAGCCGTATATTCCAGTTTTCCCGGTTTTCCCTTTTTCTATCTTAGATTCCAAATAAGAAGTAGGGGTAAATAACCAGTTATTTCTATTAACAGGATCGGATGTATCACTAATTTGACACATCATGGACACCACCGTTAACTCATTGCTTCCGCCCAGCATCTCGGATACAGGATTCTGACTGACAATCATGTCGTCGACTCCGTCAGTAACAAAGGCGCCTTCATATTCTGGAAGAACTTCAATAGTTATATCACAATCGAATTCTGTAACTTCCTCTGATATAGGACTAATAAACATTCCTATCCAAACATTAGTAGTTGAATCTAATAATGCGTCTGTTGGAACAAACGATTTAGCTAATTTATGAGTACCATTACTTAAAAATATTGATGTTTCCCTTGTTGCATCTTTCGTAGCTAAATATTTGTAAACAAATTTACTATTTCCTTCAAGACCTTTAACAGTAACTCTAAAAGCGGGTATTTCTTTTATATTAGTTAGCACTCCATTTTCTTTCACATAACTATATAACAGACCTCTATTTGCAAGTCTGACATGAGTTATATGAATCGTAGTACTAGTAGTATCAGAAGTATAATTTGCTGTACCTGAAAGATGTTCCCAAGTCTTATTATCACCGAACACTACTGGATAACCATTACAACCTGACATACCCTCATACGCAGCATTAAGTATCTCAAAATCACCTCCCCTGCCAGGAAGTTTGTTCTTGATGATATTGCGGTCGGGATCAGTGTTGCTCTTGCCGTCAGCTATCCATACACCTGCCAAGGCAGACAATACATCGGGAGAGATGTAGGGACGGTCGGTAGCGGAAGAGCCAACGGAAGTTGAACCGATTCGATTCAAGCCGATACGGTTCAACCCTATTGTATTTAATGACAACTTGTTAAGCTTCATTGCCGGATTCGGTTAATATTCCACTTGTTACCTCGGTATAGCTTTCGATGCGAATCACCTTCGGATAAACCAGGGCGTCAAAATCATAATCAAACACCTTACCGGAATCATCTTGTATATACCCCGGAAGAAGCACGGGATCAAAACCTCGGGCATCGGCCGTTCTATCATCCATTGTCTCTATTTCATCGCCTGTCTTCTGATAGATTCTGATCCCCGAACCGGAAGCACGATTAAAATGAATATTGAAATTGCTGTTAACTACTACTTCTGCTGCGTAAAGATCTAAATTTTCTATTTTAGTAAATTGTAAATCTGCCATGACTGTTCCTCCTATAATTTATAATTTTAAAACCTGCTTTTTCACGTTACAGCTATCATAGCTAACGTGGACCCATGAGAAATTCTTCTCGTCTATTAGCTGTGTAAAAGGAAGGTCAAGCTCCTGTATGAGATTGAACAGCCTTTTGTTTTCCTCTTTTGTATTCGGGGTACCAACTATATCAGCAGCCATTCCTTTCATATGTTCACTGGTCTTACTTCCTCCTACGGCCTTATTCAAGACCTCACAACGATACCCACTCGTTACAGTGACAGGCTTACCATAGGCTTCACGGAGAGGATCAAGAACATTGTCTATTAAACCATTCACATTACATATTAATGATTTTGGCAGACGATTGTCAATGCCGCACCTATCCGCCGTTTCACTCTTTACCATTTCGGCTATCGTGAAATACTTTCCCATATATCTTTCCTCCTATAAAATTAATGTGCTTACTCTACTATAACCCAATCATTTGCAAGCATATCAGTTTGGGAGGCAAGCCAACCATTAACAACAGTTCCATCAGCAGCTTTCATACATAAGTATGCGGTAAACTTGATTTTATCAGTTTCCGAATCTCCATGATTGTCGGCAACCCATTTTTTGAATGATTCAGGAAGTGATTTAACCTGATTTACAATCATATCAGTAGACAAACTATCTTCCGGGCGCATAAATATAAACATCCCCTTACCGTTCCATCCTTTACGAGCAACAAGATGCCCCCGTTTGAGGGATTCAAGTGCTTGCCCAAATGTTCCCGTTTCTTCTCCCAACAATTCGCCTTCCATTGCGCCTAAAATGTAAGCTGTTTGGATAAGCCCCTCACACTCTTTTGCTTCTTTATTACACGATACTACGTTTGCTGCATATTCGGCAGACCTTTCATCTAATGTTTTCATTTTAATTTATAAGATTAATGTTAATACTACAACCTGGATCACCTGACCAATAACTCCTCCTATTAATGTAGCAGCAATATCAAGCCAATCCCATTTATTCCCGTATGCGCGGTCTTTAAATTCCATGCCGGCAGCCAGCCCCGCGACAAACAAGATCGTCAGAAGTACACCTGCCGGAATAGCGTAGAGCAAGTGCTTCATACGGTTACTTTCCCTTATCCAGCTCATCATTCTTTGTTTCTTTATTGTTCAGTCTATCAACTAAACTGTTAAACTTACCGTTAACATAGATGCCAATCCCAAATATACTACCAGCATATATCAGGCATTGAGCAAAAAACCATAATACGCTATCATGGATCTGTCCTAACGGCTCTACAACAAAACCCGCAACGGATAGTCCGACTCCTGCAAACAACATTCCTACTGCGGTCCATACCTGTATATCTTCTTTTGTATTCTTTTTCATATCAAGCAAGTCAGATAAACAGTTAACAACGAAACTATCTCAATCCAGAACATAGGCTTCCTTTTGACAAGAGTCACAATGAAGTTACCCGTCCAGTGCTCACTCATGGAGATAGCCATGTAAGCGATAAATCCGGCCCATAAGAAGAGCCAATACCAGGCATTACAACCTACCCATATTTGTGAGAAGATTAAAGACATGGCAGCACCGATACAATGTGATGCCTTCTGACTTCCTTTAAAGTTTGGAGACACACCTAGCACTCCCATTCCGACAACCGAAAGAAATACAAGAAACTGGCTGTTTTCCGTACTTGCTTCAAATGCAGCCGGAAGAAGCAATGCACCGGAGCCGATCATACAAAGAGTAAACCAGAACTTATGCGTCAGGGCGTAGTAGGTATCACTGATTGAATAAGGGATTTCTTTACCCTTCTTTATCATCGCGAAGACATACCCAGCGATGAGGATGAATGACATTAATACTAGTAGAATCATAGGTTTATCTGTTTTTTTAAGTTATTGATTTACTTTTGAAAGTGCTTCGTTGACAGCCATTCGATCAATTACACGAGTAAATAGCTGTGTATACTTTTTTAGAGATTCCGCTTGTTCAGGCGATATATCAACTTCTCCTTCTCGGTGTATATCTTGTGCAAGATTAAATTCTCCAAGATCACCTGTATTTTGAAAAATCGCATTTCCAAATGATTTAGATACATCGATGGTACTCTTATTCCCTTCGAGATCCACTAGTTCAATTTTTCTAAAATCTATTTTCATTGTTACAATTATTTAATAAACAGGTTATTAACGTAATATGGTGGGGAAGTCTTAGCAATATCAGCTGTCACAAATATTGCGTACTTCCAAGGTTCAATAGTATAAGTTAGAGAATTAGGCTGATTATATACCACTCTTTTAGGATAATCAGAACTATTAACGACCGTTATTTTTTTGAACGTTGCAGAATCGCAAATACGCAAAACATAATTTCCATTTCCTTCCATAACAATGCAATCTATAGGTTGTCCCGATTGAGGATATCTATCTACATTATTATCTGATCCATGACCATAGATGTGAACATAAAAATTCCAATCATTATTAGCATAAACTTTAATTGTAGTCATTACCCTATGCCCGAATTCCCCTCTGCACCACAAATCAGATGTGTAAAATCTCCATGAGCGACTCTCATCGTAGTTATACCCTTGTTGGTATAAATCACCGCCAAACCAAGTAGTTTTAAAATCTATATTTAAAGAAGACTTAGTATCTGCTGTATCTCCAAAGGTTATTGTTCCGACTTCTTCTCCTGCCGCATCGTTTGCCGTTAGTTTCTTAAATGACCCAATCGCACCTTTAAGGTGGGTTACTTGAAGAGTATCAACATCAATAAACTCCGTCTTTATCTTCCCAGCTTCTATGAAAGTCTTTCCGCCTACGGTCATTCCCCCACTTTCAGGAAGAGATATTTTTCCGTCAGCAGTTAACTCAACACCTGTCTGATTATGCTTGATGGAGCCTTCAGTCATTAACCAACCCTTTGTCTTCTCCAGATTACCCACAAATATCCCCGAAGTACCGAGCACATCAATAGTTGCGTTCTGAGCCAAAAGGACGTTGGTAGCTACGTTCACAAATTCACTGAATTCTTCCCACTTCGTTGAATCGAAAGAAGAAGTAGATGTATGAGTAATCTTACAGAGTTTGTTCTGGCCGTTATAGATTACAGTATCTATAAATGCATCATTATGATAATACTCAGTATTTGGTGCCCATACTCCACGCGGGCGGAGCATTGCACCGGGTAGGCCTGTTTGTCCTTGGCTTCCAGTAATACAAACCGGATCGCTTTCCCATGTAGAATCATCCGTATAAGTGACCTTGGTCTTAGACCATAAGTATTTGCCGTTTTGCCACGTGGGAGAAGTGCTAGACCAAGAACCACCAACTAAGGAACTGGAAGAAGTAGAAAGGTAGTATAAGACATCAACAGAACTTATCCCTACGCCATCGTTCCCGCTAGGTCCCTTTCCGCCTGTCACACATACGGGGTTAGTTTCCGTATAAGAATTGTCTGTATAAGTTATAATGGAACGTGTCCAGATATATTTACCGTCCTTCCATGCCGGAACAGTAGTAGACCATGAGCCACCCGTAGTGGTACTATATGATGTAGACAAATAGTATTGCTCGGAAACACTCTTAACGCCAATTCCCGTAGCCCCCTTACCACCCGTAACACATATCGGTTCGGTTGTCGTTGATGCGCTATCTGTATATGTTATTACTGACCTAGTCCAGATATATTTCCCATTTTCCCATGTCGGAGGTGTTGTACTCCAAGAGCCACCAACCAAGGAATTAGAAGAAGTAGATAGATAATACTCTTCGACAATGCTTGATACTCCCCTACCATTATCTCCAGTACTACCTTTACCTCCGGTGATACAAGCCGGATTGGTTTCAATAGACGAACCGTCTGTATAGACCACTTTGGTTTTACTCCAAATGTATTTCCCATCTACCCAAGTTGGTGAGTTCGTAGACCATGAACCACCGGAAAGGGAGGTTGAAGAACTGGAAAGATAATAAAGAACATCAACGCTCTGTACACCTTTACCGTCCTTTCCTGCTTCACCCTTGATTTTAGACCAAGTATAATCGGCAAACACATTGCTATCTGCCTGTACAAAATCTACATATACACCCATGTATACACCGGGAGTCTCACCGTTGTTAGCTGTGAAGCTACTACCATCGTCAGAATATTTAATATGGAGATAGCTGGTTTGCCCGTTCTCTCCATCTATACCGGGTATACCCTGCTCGCCTCTTTCTCCTTGTGCACCCTTAAATCTGGCCCATGTATATGATTCATATGAAGTTGGGGCCGTAGGGCTTGTAGTAACAGCCGTACCGATATAGGTATTGGGAGTATCTGTCATTGGATTACCGTTAGAGTTTGCCGAGTACTTGACATGAAAATATGAAGAAGTACCCGGAATACCCTGTGAACCCGTAGGACCCCGTTCTCCCTGTGGTCCAGTAGCTCCTTGAGGACCTTGTTCCCCTTGCTCACCCTTTATCTTAGACCATTTGTAATCAGAGAATACATTACTGTCATTTTTCTCAAAGTCGGTATACTGCCCAATCCATTCCCCTGAAGTTTCCCCATTATTGTCTGTAAACGTTTGGCCGTCATTTGAATACTTAATATGCAAGTATGAAGTCTTTCCATCTTCGCCATTAACACCGGGAATCCCTTGTTCACCTGTTGCACCCTGTAATCCTTCAAATCTGGCCCATGTATACTTGGAGGGATCATTACTATCCTCCTTAGTAAAGTCTACATAAGTACCGATGAACACATCTGGCGTTTCTGTCATTTGAGAAGCCGTAGGATTCTGGACGGGAGAATATTTTATATGAAAATATGAGGTTAGTCCGTTTTCTCCGTCTTTACCGGGAATTCCGTCCTGTCCGGCTGGCCCTTGCAGGCCTTGTAATCCCTGTGGCCCACGTTCTCCCTGCGGCCCTTGAGGGCCTTCAGGACCGGCTGGTCCTTGTGCTCCCTGTTCCCCTTTAGAGGTATACTTCAGCCAGTCGGTAGAAGAATCTGACGGCTCTTGCATAGTCGTAGATTCAATGCAAATCCATGTACTGCCGTTATGAGTCACTTCATCGTAGTACCAATACGTACCAGACTTCCATTTACCCTTTAATACCGGAACGGGAGCCTCAGTCACACCGTCACTGGATATCTGCCTGATAGTTCCGGTCATATAGACTCTATTGAGATATGCGCTATGACCGGACATATCAATGCCAAACAGCTTCAGGTTAGATAAGTCGCCTAACTGCATGGCTATCATGTCCTTCGTTATTTCCCAGTTATTAACACCCTTAAGGAAGCGAATGTAATTCTGTGTAGAGTAACATGACTTTTGGCGCTCAGCGTTAGTGAAATTACCGTATGCGACAAAATGCATCGCCTTACAAGGATTGAAAGTATATCCACTACGGAGGACGTATTTAAAAGAAGAGTTATCTATCTTTTCTGTAATCCGAAAATACGCAGTTTGGAAACCGGTATCGTTATTGAATATTCCCTTACAGATATCATCAATCTCTACTTGTGATACCTCCCCGGGTTCCAGTTTTAAATGAACAATCTTGTTCGCTGCATCTATTGATTCAATGATACCACCGCCGGGAGCATTCCATTCTTCACCAGATACAATAGACACACGGTTATACCGCAACTCCGGTACTTCCAAGAAATCACGCAGACGCAAGGACTTTGCGTCAATATGGCCTTCGGGAGTAATCAGCCAGCCTAGGAGGTTCTCGGCATAATCTAGAGAAGATATATTTCCTGCAATTGCTGCATTATTGGCTGTAAGTTTGTCAAATACCTCTAGGATATTGGCAGACACCTCTGTTGCAGTAACATCATCTGTTATAATACCTTCCTTCACTATAATGCCTTTCAAAAATGATATTAATCCTAAAGCTCTGTCATTCTTTGTTTTACTAATAGAATAACTAATTATTTCCTGAAGAACTCTCTTTGCGGAGAATACATTTTTATCAGAAGGAAGAGTATTGTCATTTTCTCCAATCACATACACGCTTGTTCCACCTCCTCCGGATGCAGAGCCTGAATAGGTTTGCCCTTTATATGTGAGTGACTCCAGTTTACTCTCTATCTCACCTATACGCGAATATGGAGCTGTTTCACCGACTGTATAGATCGGGTGATCGTAAGGAATATCCAGCGGCCATTCAAAACCTATGATACGGGATTGTCGTCCTTCCGGGAAATAAGCCTTATTTATCAGGTTGACTTTAGCCCCAACTTCGTATGTACGAATATTGCCCTCATTGCAGATGAAATCAGCGTTCATCTCGCAATCGTAGGTAGACGGGTCAATCATGGATTTCTTTACGTATTCCTTTGCCTTTTTGAGTAGATTCTGTTCCGCTTCTGGTAACATCTGCTCTGAAATAAACGCTGTATCAAATCCGTAAAGAATATAAGTGTCAGATACAACAGGATAAAGGATATCATCCGGAAGATACCGGCCATAATCATCATTTCGTGTTATCTCGAATGTAGTTCCGCTATTACCGCTCTCTTTTAGAGAGATAACAAAATCAAGGCCGGCCAGTTTACCTGTCTGGAAAATTAAATGGGGTTCTTGACCATTCAACACAAAATCTTTCGTAAAGTTTTTTAGTCCATTGTCCTTAAATGTGTAAATAAGGTACTTGTTTCCTGTCTTATTGCCGTCATTGTCTTCCTCCTCCTTTTCATCACTGGTGATACTGGATACGGAACCGATATATTTAGGATATTCATCCTCTAATATAACAATTTCTTCAATAGCTTCTTCTTCCGGCATTTCGACATTATTCGGATTGTCATAACGCGAATCTCCGATATCGATACGCTCGCCTGTTGAACTATACCTATAAGCATCTATATAAGGAACATCTTTTGGTAACATAAGACGATTTTGAACGACACCGTTCAGAGTAAGTTCTTTATCATCTTTACTGAAATAGTTATCAGGAATTTTACCCTTAATGATATTGTTGATAATATATTGGTTACCCATAGAAGCTGTTACCCCTTCCGGCAGACGTATGACATTGGCGTCCTCACCTGTTAGCAAGTCAGGATTATAAACGGCTGAAAAAGTCCTCCCTGAATTTGCTCCGGACAGGAAAGTTACAGAAGTGTTCGCCGATGCGGACAAACATTCAAGCTTAACATTATTTTCTCCATTCCTTCCAATTGTATATACTACCGTTTTCTCTGGATGATTCAGAGAAAAGCTAAATGTAAACAAAAACTTACAATTATTAGCCTTTTCAGGAAGAAAGAAATCAGTGTCACTAAAACTAATAGTAAAACTTGAAACTGAATCATTGAAAGCTTTCTCCTGAATATCCAGTACTTTCTCCACCTCTCCTACATAATAGACTAATGATAATTTAGCCTTAAAATTTTCAATGTTTGACGTGAATCGGGTGCTAAAGTATAGTAACATTGAATTGAATGAGATATGGTACTCACTAGCAGGCATGGAAGAAGTAAATACATCCGTCATAACCTTATATTCTTCCTGTGCTCCCACCATTTCGCCCTCTTCAAATATATTCATACTGATAGGAGATATTCCAGCATGAGAAACGGAAGGAAAGAACCTTATGTTTAACGGTCTTGAGGTATCGGATATATCTCTCCCATTAACCTTCTTAACATCAAATATCAAATCTTTCCGGTAAGTAGCAGGGATGTTTCGTGTAGAACCGAAAGCGTAGATACGGGTAGCATAAGTTGTCTGACTATCGCTGCGTGTCATATTATTGACATTCACATTCTCTGTGTCCGTCAAGTCACCAGCTTTGAAATCAACAGGGGAACTGTATTCACAACGCCCGAAACAAATCTTATGATTCTCTATCCACCATTCACATCCCCACGCTTCCGCCATTTGTGTGAGCGCATCTATTAGATTTACATTGTCATATGTGACTAATTTAGCGGAATTTTCTACCGTATCATCAATTTCCCAAATGAAGTCCTTATCCCTGAATTTATAGCCAAGATATTTCAAGTTATCAAGAAATATATTCAGGTGAACATCTAAAGTGGCTGTGAGATTCCACCCAGCCTCACGGCCGGTTGTTTCAGGTGTGTAGAAAAATTTCTTGTTCTTCCATTTCCAGTAGTAGGCATCAAGCCGAAGCTCATAGTCGTATGCACCTGTGGTTGTATTGTAGGTAGGTTTATACAGGTCTACTACTTCAAATATTCCCAACTCATTGTCTATGTAGTCCCCTAACTTGAAATAGATAGGACTGGCAAGGGAAAACTTTAGAGTTACATAATCTTCCTGCATCAAAAGGAAGTGTCTTTTCGAACCCTCATTGATAGGAGTCGAAAAGCGAATGTTGCCGGATATGTCTTTGATGTCTACTAATTCCATAACACACCAAAGTTCGGAGATAAAAATCTCAAAACATAAAATCCGGCAACCCTATAAACCACAATTTGCCTATTGTGGCAATTTTACTCTCTATTACCCGGATTCGGCTCGTTTAGCTTTACTGAGATCTTTGAAAACGTCCTTATTGTATTGATTCCAAAAGAAGCGGACCTAATATAATACAAATGATATACTTCTTCGCCTAACGCTGGGATCTTGACAGTAAATTCCCCCTTTGTTATCTCATTCAGAAATGCTTTATACTTAGCTATGTAATCAGTTGGGGAATTCCCTTGTAGGGTAAAGGTTAGCGTTAGATCCCGTTCATCAATCTTCCGATTGGCTATAATTATTTTCTTCCCGTCCTGTAAACGAGACTTATTCTCTATAATTTCTTTCATTGGAAGCGGAGAGTAGATAGCTTCAATGAACCCGTCTCCCATTCTCACGCCCCACGTCGCAAAAGCGTCTTTATTGTTAATTAATAAGTCAACCATAGATTATAATTTTGATGTATTACGTTTAACTTCTGCAATATCTGTCTCAATATTCTTCAATGACTTGTTCATGCTTGTTGTATCATCATGAATACCTGTCAACTCTTCATAAGACAGCCTTAACAAATCCCGTGTCTCACTAGCAATATCCTTTATCCCTGTAGTATTGGTAATAATAGGCAGCATATCAGCTCTCAATTCAAGAATAGACATCGTTTGAAGCTGGTTCTGATTCTTAATCTCTTCTCCGGCAATTTGCAAAGCAGTGAAACGTCCGTTAAGTTCGTCTATTGAATCCTGAGAAGCAGTTGCAAAGCCTTTCTTCGACGATTCCTGAGAAGTAGCAGAAGTATCCCACCCAAATGTTTTAAACATTTCTTCTCGATCATGCATCATATCTTCTACAATCTGTTGATACTGTTCTTTGAGAAGGTCTGCTTCGTTTTTGGTAATTTTACTATCACTTCTCGCTGTATCGCTCCATTGCTCATAAAGAGCATTTATACGGCCTTGATACTGACTAGCGACTAACCCAGCCATGATTGACTTACGAAGATAATCCTCAAAGTTATCACACATATCTTCAAAAGAAGTATCCATATCGGATAACTGATCAATAAACCCATTGTAGAAGGAATCAAAATCAACCCCTGTCATGGCTTGATTAAGAGCATCCCTCAGTTCATTCGCTTCATCTTTACAGGCTACGATGCTATCCAGGTTTTCACGAATTCTGGCATCAATTAAATTCCATGCTTCCGGCATTTGGGACTGAATGAGGAACAATTCATCTCCTGACAAACTATACAAGTCTGTCATGGAGCTTATTGATTTACCTAATATGTCGCTCATCTGCTCAAAACCACCTATTGCACCAACATTTTTGTTAGAATGCCATTCCGCACTATGAGACTTCCAACTTGCACCGGCACGCCCTGAAGCTGCGGCAATCTTTTGGAGATTGATTACTTTCTTCTCGTAATTATCCATGGCTTGTGTAGCTGCTTGAACAGATGCAAATCCACCGCCGAAAACTATATCTTCCTTGCTTTTGTCAATAATACGATCATAGACCTCATTTATTGCTTCAAGCTGTTCCTTTACTCCTTCATAATAAGCGGTACCGTCCGGCCCCCCAAAGAAACTGGATATAGTTTTAGTTATACCGGCAAGAATCCCCGTAGTTGATGAAATTATACTGAATGGCTTTGTTAAATCAATGCTTTCAAGTCCGCTCATGATTTGCCCTAATCCGGAAAGAGCACCGGAAATAGATTCGGGGACCTCAACACCTAGATTTGTAAGCATATCAACTAAGTTATTACCGGCGTTTACCAACTGTTGCCCTTGTTGTCCTATACTATTAACCGCTTTTGTCAATTTGCCTTGCGATTCAAGACGCCCTTTCTGCGCATCTGACAGATTTCTCTCTGCCTGCTCTTGCGTTAGTAGTTTAGTTACTACCTTTCCGGTTTTATCAGTATATTGTCCGATAATAACTTCTCCACCCTCTTGTACAGTATTCAAATCCTCTTGCGCCTTTATTACGGCTTCAGTAGCGCTTTTATAGCCTTCAATGCCTTGCTTAAGTTCTCCGAAAGGATTTCTTTCTACAATCTTCAAATCAATATTACTAAATGCTTCTTGGAGGGCTTTTAAATCAGTTGGTTTTAAATCTTTTGCCGACTTATCAATAATCTCTTTCAGCTTATCACGCATTTTGGTGAGAGTTTCAGTAGACTGTGTATCCAAGTCCCCGAAGATATCGGCAAAATTGATAGACTTCTTTAGTTCATCAAAGGTTACTTCTTTCAGTTTACTATCCCGCTCTTTTTTTAGGGACTCTTTTTCACCTTTGGTTGTAGCTTCTACTATCTTTTGGTTGTATTCTGCATTTATAGCCACTTTCTTCTGTTGGAAATTGCCATATTCAACAAGATATTCATTCCAGGCCTTCGCCTCCTCCTTATAGGGGGCAATAGATTGTTTTATCAATTCGTTTGATATTAACTCGTTGAACTTAGATGTATCAACCTTTACCGTAGAAGGATCAAATGTCTTTTTCTTGTAATCCTTGCTTTTCTTGGCATTTAATTCCTCTTGGACATCAAACAACTTCTTCTGATATTCGATTTCCGTCCGGATATAATCTTCTCTTTGGCGTTCTAAGTCCTGTATTTCCTTCTTGTTATCCAATTCACGCTGTGCACGGATTTTAGCTTCTCCTTCTGTCATGGTATCAATACGGGACTGTATAGCCTGATTTTCCAAATCCTCTTCTTTACGTCTTCTTTCAAGAGCCTGCTTATCCAAAAGATCGGCTATTTTCTTTTGCTGGTCTAAAATGGAGTTGTAATTTTTGTCCGGATCTTCATACTTTCCACCCAAACCAGCAACTGTTACTAACTTCTCAAGAGCTTTAGACGATTTTTGATAAGAATCTTGTAGATTTTCTTGTTTTGCAATTTCTTTATCAGTTTCTTTTATTCGGTCCTTAATTCCCTCAATTTCTTTAGCTAATCCGGCATAACTTTCCGGTCTGGCTCTCATTTGGGAGAGTTGTTGGACTGTGGCTTCTTTTGCTGCTAATTCTTGTTCTAATCTCTGTTTTGTGATATATGAGATATTTTTAGATACTCCAGCTTGAAATGATTTATACCAATTCCTTGCGATTTGATCGGCTGCTGCTGTTGCTTTGGCATTTGCTATAATTTGGTTTGTCTGTTCTTTTATCGATTTGGAAACTTCACCGTTTTTTATAGATTCATCTGATAGATTTTTCAAATGCTCTGGATAAGATCTTTTCAGCTCTTTTACTGCATTATTTCTTTCTTTTGTAGATTTAGTTACATCTGTTGCAATCTTATATAAACTGTTAAGTTTAGTAATTTCTTTTGAACTTTGTTCTATTCCTGTAGATGTTACATTATATAAATCTCGTTGAGCTGTATATAAATCCTTGATAGCTTTTTCGGCTTTTCCTAAACTACTAATCCATTTTACAAGTTTATCTCCATACAACGTTAAAAGAGTGATTCCCACAGTTAAAGCGGTCTGCCAACTAACTATGGAAGAAACAACCTGTTTCCAAACAGGTGTAGCAGCTTGCCCGCTCTTTTTCAAAGCTTCAAATTGAATCCTAGCCCTCTTTATTTCATCGGCAAGAATTGGCAAGTTATTAGAAATAGCCAAAAAGAAAGTGCTCCACCCAACAGCCAAAGAAGGAAGCTCGCGACCTATTTGTTGAATGGACATATTTAGTCCATTCCATCCACTTGCATAATTACCGACATTTCTTTGATGATTCCCAATCGTTGCATCTAGCTCTTTTATTTTTGCATCTGCTTGTTGAATAGAAACTAATAGTTCTTTCCCAAATGGAGATGTTCGCTCACTTTCTGTCAATGTTCTATAGGCAGCTCTCATCCTACCTAAAGATTGAGAAAGAGCATCCATAGAAGTAGCTGCAGCGTTGTCTAACTTAGCATTAGCACTCAAACTCTGTCTTACTTCAGCAAGTGCTGTTTTATGAGTAAGCAAAGAGTTATTTAATTGTTCCAGTCTCCTTTGTTGAGCAGATGAAAGGCTAGAAGATTCTCCCTGTGATTTAGTGATCTTTTTTATTTCTGCGTTAAGTAGCCGGATCGCATTTTGCTCTTCTATTAATCTTTTTATGTTTTGCCCTCTCGTACCGAGAACATCACCGATTTCAGCTTTAAGTTCTTCATACGCCTTAACCTGCGCCTGAATAGAAGTTGTTTCCGATGTATTAGTAGAAGAATTGGTACTAGAAGAAGAAGCATTAATCCCCTTTGCTGCCTGCGACATTTTGTCCTGTGCCTGAATAATCTTATTCGAAGCATCAATAATTTTATTTGCAGACGCTGTCATCTTAGCCTCCGTCTCTCCTACCTTAGCGGCTAAGACATCATATTGAGTTGTGAGGTTCTTTAATTGTGCCTCCAAACCTTGCGCTATATCAATATCGACTTTTACATTGATACTTTTCAATGACTTCTTTACATTCTCGATTTCTTGCTTCAATTTTTGAAGTTTCTGAATGTCACTGTCTACATTTACAAATATCCCTGCCATATTTATTTATATATTTTCTTTTGGACTTGCCTTATTGCGTATTTTCTTGCTGCCGTCAACACATCATATCCTTTTGATTCTACAAAAGAGGCATAAGGCATTCCGTCAGCTAAATATAATCCGTCTCGTGGCTTTTCCGAGTATATCAACATATTTTCCGTATTTCTCACAGCTTCGGGATGCCTCCCGTCATCTCCCACTTCAATAGCTACTATACGTCCATCTCTTACCACACAGAAACCAGGAGCATTACGTAAATTAAATGTATGATTTTGGTATTCTCCGTTTTTCTGGGCGTAACGTATGGCGTCTTTTCCTATTTCTACTAACTTAGAAAAGAAAGCGTCCTCTATTTGTTTTTGAAGTTCGCTCAACCCGCTATCATCCCCTATGAATTCCATACTTACTTATTTTGACGCCTCCGTGATGCCATATCTTTACCTTTCACTTTCTTTATTTTATCTCCAAATACTTGATGTATTTTATCACGTTGCATTAAAACCAGATTTCTATACGGTATTTCATACACAACTTCTTTATAAGACAAATGCAAATTTTCCATGAACGACGCAATTTGTCCTAATAGCGTTTCATTACCGGCTATTTCGGTGTCGCTGCCAGCATACTTACGTTCTTCGCTAAGCCGACAGCTTTCTGAAAAACCGATACATCAATCATTGAGATCGCTTCTTCCACGCCGTTTACACACTCTTCATAAGTACCTTTAGAAAGTTCTTCAAAAAGACTATCATCACCGTTAATAAACCATGAAAGAGCATGGGCGTAGTATTTTAAATCTGCTAGAGAAAGGAGGATTTCTCTTAATGTTTCTCCCTCTCGTACATCACATAAGTACGATATAGCATTTGACAAATTATGTATAGTTGGAGGATATATTGTATACCCTTTCTTATTTACAATAATCGTCCTAAAATCATTCCCAATAATTGATTGTGATATAACTTTTGCCCCTTTGTTCATAACTATTTTATTAAAAGGGGCGAGAAACACAAATCCTCACCCCTCACCACTTTATAATATAGATAATGTCTCCGACGATTGCGCTCCAACTTCTCCTGAAGAGCCATAGTTTGCATTAGTTTCAGCGTTCACCCGCCTTGATCTAGTTGAATAACGATTTAGGGAAAGCGATTCAGCAGAAGCAAGCGTTACATTTTCAGATCTTCATACCCCTTCTTTTACTTCACTCGCATCAAACCAATATTCTGGCATAACAGCCTCATTTAAAGGTTCTAACATTGTTGCTACGACTGCAATACCAACCGCTCCATCAGTGTTAGCTTCACGAGCTACTATATTTGCATAAGGAAGAACACAATACTGATCGTCTTGTGTTAGTGCAATCAAACATTTTTTCACTTCCACAATACCACGAGCACGCTTCCATCCTTTATCGGTATTAATAACTTCACCGCCCATCAACTCTTTTTTAGTCGCATAATCATAGCGTCCAATCGTGAAGTTAAAGGCCACATCTCCCATTGTTTTTCCTCCCATACGGTAAGTTGAACCTGTCAGCTGATTTTTGTAAGAATCTTGTGTAGGCTCTCCTTCTTCGATAGTCCACGTGTCTTGATGCACATTTTTTATTTCGGTAGCAGACCCGTTTGCTTTTACCAAAGCATATAACGCTGTACCCGTCAAATCCGCTGATACTGCATCTTCATCGGCATACCATAATCTTTTTATATCAACTGCTGATATTTGTATATTTTCTGCCATATCATTTACATTTTTACATTTAATACCTTAAACTTTAAAACCACATTTACGTAACTACATTCAAGCTTCGCATCTTCTTCTATTCCTATCCGGTCTATTTCCCAATGATATTGAGTACTATCAAACATCCCACTTTCTCCTATAAAAAACAGTTTTGCAGCTCTTTCCAACTCATTTAATCGTACCGTATTGGTCTTACCACTGGCCAAATATGGAACGCAGATGTTAACATGAGGATAACATACCTCCCAATAAGTTTCTGGCTCCAAAAGATCTCTTACAACAATCACTATTAATTCGTTTTTTACACTTTTTTTAATAGCATTCCAGCTGTCGTAAACGTCTTTTATTAAAAAGCCTTTTAACTTATCACACAGAATCTTGTATATGTCAGTCGTTACAATCATACCCAAATATCACATCTACCCTTAAATTCCTCCGAATAGCATTCGGCATTCTTCTTCACATCTCCCTCTCCTACAATATTCCCTTCGGTGTCCAGACATCTGATATGAGATCCTAAAATAATCTTTTTACCCTCATAAACCACATGGTAATTATATACCCAGCGTTCACCATTGACAGAAACTTCTTTCTGTTGGGAGTTGTCATGGCAGAAGCAATCTGTTACATCCTGCCAATACTCTCCACCGGTTTCCGGTATTGGTCGGTTATACTCGTCATTCTCTTCCGGAGTAATAACCTGTAATTGCAATTTATGCGGATGTTCTTCTAGCATATCACCAAAATGTTACTTTAGGTTTATCTGTATTCAGTTCATCTTTCAGTCCATACTTATTGCATAAAAAAGAATAGTATGACTTTATCCCGGAAATATCCCAAGAAAGAGACTTTGAATGACCGTTTTCTGATACCGATTTAGAAGTAGCTCTAAGCAATAAGGAGGGAATAAATCTTGCAATCGCAACAGAGATAGACTGTAAATTGTCTTCAGTCATTTCCCCGTCTGGATCAACCCCAGAAGAAAGATTCATCTCTACCAAGTCAGCCTCCGACAATGATATGCCGAATGACTGAAACTTTTGCTTTATGTAGTCACTAATTATCATACTTACGCATTCATCGTATCCAGGTCAAAAATTACAATCTTATTGGGAGATGTAAATTCCGGGATCCATTCGGCTCCATATTCCATAAACCTGCCTTCATCCGTACGTATGTTGGAAATATACATACCACCTTCTGAACGGGTGTAAGTCTTTCCCGGAACTGGATCGGTAATTTCATACGGAGTATGCCAGCGCATCTTTCCCTGTTTAGGAGTGGTAAACAAAGAAATACGGTTGTCTTTAAATACCTGTTTGAAAGTGCCGTCTGACAATTCTACCAAATCTTCGTTGATTACGATAGGCGGCAAGCCCAATCCTCTAAAGATAGTGGTCGCCATCTCACTAGACATAAGCCCGGCAGACAGTTGGACTTCTTTAGAATCAAAGCTTTGTTTGTAGAATTCTCCGAAGTCCTTTGATCCAATAATGCTTTTGATAAAAGTCTTTCGGGACATTTCCATAGAAACGAACATGCCGAAATTAGTACGTAATTCAACGGTTTTCTCCATAAGATAACGAACAAAATTCAGTTTGTCTGAAACTTGCGGAGTGATACGATGAACCGGAAGTTCCATTTCAAGCAATTCAATTCCTTGCGGATTATCGTCTACCTTTACCGATGCTTTACCATCAGAACGAAGATCACCGTCCACAATATCCATACGTTTGTGTGGAGCAAGCAATACCTGACGCATATCATCTACAATATAGTTGATAATATCGTCCAGTGCAGCCCGTTGATCTGGTGTCTTCGCCTGATTGAACTTATTGATTAGTTCTTGAAGCATATCGAGTCTATCGTTGTCCATCTGGTATCTATCCCCCATATAGGCAACTTCGCCATATCCAGAACCCAAAGATTTACGCTCTCTTAACGGCTTGTTAGAGTTACGGTCAATTACAGAACCGGCAACAACACCCGTTACTGTTCCCAAATATGTTTTGAACACACGGGATTTCGTTTCCTCAAAATCGAGGTGCTTTTTCCAAAAGATTTGATCCAGTCTTAGAGCCTGCACACGGTCGATAACCGCTTTCACCACTCCCGGATCATTCAGTAATGTTTGAATAGTCAAATACATAGTTCCTCCTTTCTTTAATAAGTGAACATGAATCTGTCACCCAAAGTCTCCTTATCCTTATCGGAGATAGGAACAATGAGTCTTGTCGGTCTGATCTCGTACGCTTGGCCTATAGCGGTAACAGTTGCACCCGCTTCTACTTTAGTCCATGCATAATTTAAAGCTGTTGCTGTTGCTTTTGCCGTTTTACCGGCTGCGGCAGTAGCTTCAAACAATACCGCATCCTTTTCTGCGGCAAGCGTTGGCGAAGCGGCCAGAGTAACGGTATCATATTCCGCATTACTTTTGTCGATAGCTTCAATTGTACCACCATTTGTACCATTACCAATATGCATACCGACGTACGCAAGAGAATTTTTCTTGATCTTCAACGAAGTAGAACCGGCAGTGATCTTCTCGGCTACTTCAACGTTCAAAACAGCTTTTGCCGTTCGTTTCACAAAATCAAGAACCAAAGGGGTAAGAGGCGGGATCTGCGCAACCCCTGTCAAATTCGAAATATCCAGATTGAAACCACCGGAATATCTATAAACCGTTTCAAAACGGCACATTTCCGGCATTTGTCTCTCAATCGGATTTAAATCATACTTAAAACCTGCTGGCATAATTAATCCTGTTTAGAGTTTTTAATTTCTTCAGTTCCCTTGTTTATCAGGGCGGCAATGTCATTTGAATTGTTTTGCTCATTGCTTCCCGATTCGGGAGTTCTCACATCTTGAAATCCTGCGTTGGCAAACGTCTGCTTTGCATCCTTGAAATAGTTATCCAAGTTTACATCTTCGGGAATATTCAACATAGGAACAAGGTTTTCGGGAATACCATACTCCTTCGCTTTACCTATGATTTGCTCTTGACGAGTGGCTTGTGCCTTCTCTGTTTCAAATTGAGTAAGCTTATCAGAAAGAGGTTTAACGGCTGCATTAACTGCGTTCGCAATGATGGTCGCTATATCATCTTTCTCTTCTTCCGGCTTCGGTTTTGGGTTAGGATTGGGATTCTCGATTTTATTTTTCAATTCGTCCAATTGTTTTTGTAGACCCGATTTTTCGTTTCTAACAGTATCAATGTCTCCTTGAAAAGCCTTCAGAAGTCCTTCGACCCCACTAATAGCAGTTTCTATTTGACTTTCTTCAGTTACGGTTTTAGACAAGTAGTCAGCCACCCCGTCAAACGCTTTATCACCAAACCCAAAGGTTTTATACTTCGTTTTTAGCGCTACTAAGATTTTTCCTTTCATACTGTATGAATTAGTTTTGATTTTCAACAGCATAAAGTTACACTCAAAGAAGAAAGCTATAAAATTATTATATGAGGGATAAACCACAATTGAGCAATTGTGGGAAATTAGTTGTTATACATTGGATTTTTAGGCCAGAAAGGGGTATTTTATAAGATAAAACGGCAAAAGAAAAGCGGAGGTTAGTCCGCTTCTATTTTGATTCCATATCCATTATGACATCTTTTATGGCTTTTACATATTCTAAATGAATACTTCTTGATATCAAATGGATATAAATATGTCTGTCTGCCTTAATCTCAATAGGTGTGTTTATTATATCGGTAATTCCATTTGACAACATATATTTATCAAACATTCTTGAGAACAAATTGCTTCTGAATTTTTGTGGAGTTACTCCTTTATCCCTTCTTAAAATGTCGTGTATGTCATCACAGTAGAAATATAATATCAAGTTCTCATTATCATTGAAAATTTCACCTATAACATTTGATATTTTTAGAAGTACTCCAATATCAGTGGGATTATCACCTTTTACTCTCTCAAGTGTGACATCTGCAATTTCAATACTATCTCCAAATATTTCCCGCACCTCACACGGGATTATATCCAAATTAAATGGAGATAATATTATCCGATACTCATCTTCTGATTTAGAATTGATAGAAACGGAAATATCCATTCAGGGAAGATTATACGTTGATTTTAATGGTACAGTTCTTTTTATTGCGTAATTTCTCCTGTTGAGACATTTTTCTATCTCTCAACTTATTTACAAAGTCCAATAGTGCTTTTGAGGGATTTTCTATAACAAATACCTCTTGTGTGTAAGATGAGGGTTTCATATTCAATTCTCCTTTGTTTTTTATAAAATAACAGTACTACTGCTATCTTTGTTCGTAACGTATCAAAGATACATTGCTTTGATGTCGCAAATATAAATAATACAAATCAAGATTGATTGATTGATTGAACAATTAACTATATCTGTTATTGGTTTTTAACGGTTTTAACTTTTTAGAAACAAAAACCGCCCTTCGCAAGAGGGGCGGGAATGAGTTACAATGTTGACTCCGAGAAATCCAGTTCGTACACGATCATCTCATTATACACAAAGAAGTATCCTTCATAACATCCCCAAGTTCAGATAACGCAAATGATAAGGTTTTAAGTTCTTCTTGGGTAAAATCAGCAGGCTTGCCATTTATCAGATTCCCGTTTATCCGCTGATATAACCATTGGCGAGACTTACCAAAATAATGTTCTGCTATATAAGACATTGAAGCAAAATCCAAAACTTTATCTAGTTTTTCTTTTCTTTTTGCAATTTTAGCCAGTTTTTTTGCTTCATCTATAGCCTGTTCTGCACCTTTTTTAAACTCATTCAAGAACTCCTTTTTATCGGAAGGTGACAAAGAGTTTACATACGCATTAAAACGCTTCTTGTGCTCCAATTTTGCTTGTTCGGTCTTAGCCTTTGCAAAATCATCTTTCCACTTTTTAAGTTCTTCCTTTGCATTCATACGCATTATTTTTTATAAATTAAAGAGAAAATGGTAGCCCCTTATGGGGGACTACCTTTTTCTTTCAGCTTGTTTTTGGCATCAATCAAATCGTCTAGCGCATCATTGATTCCTTCTTCAAGCTCCTCCTCTGAAATCCAATCAGTTTCCCTTATTGCATCCCAATGGAGGGAAAAGAAGCTTAGGTCTTGCTCCGCAGCTTCAATCCGAGCCTTTAGCTCTTCTTCATCAGTCATATAAAGATCGCGATTCTTATGACACCACAAAGATAATAACCATTTGGTAATTAAACAAGCTTTTAGGAAGATATTTCAATGCAATATGAGATATTTAACTTTTGGAAAATAAAAAGCCCGCCATTTAGCGAAGTAAATAACTATTTAAAGAAATCGTTAGCTTTGTCAAATGTATCAAACATGGTAAAGTCTATATATTCTTTAGAATTGCTAAACCTATTCTCGTATTCTAAGGACAGCTTTAGATAATCTTGATTATAAAATTTTATCTTATGTTGATCTTGGGCGTATTCATACGCTTCTTTGTATATTTTATACACATCTGAAATGAACTCCCTTTTTACCATTTCTTTTGCCTTCTCTTTATTCCCTATGGCAAATTCGATTTTCGCTGGAGATACCCCAGCTATTGACATAGGAAAAGATGATTTTATCTTCTTCACATCATTAGTCATTCCCCATAACTTGAAAAATAGAATAATTTGCAATACACCGAACACGATGATTACAATAGATACAAATAGTGCAATTCCTTCCATAACTTTGTGTGTTTTAGTTATACAATGCAACAAAATAACATACAAACACACAAAAAAGCAAATTTTACTCGATTAATTTAAACTTAGAACCGCATTTTGGGCAGATTATAGTGTTTTCTTCCTCTTTTTTACGTTCAAATAAGTCTGGTATCTCTACTTCTAATGCATCAGCTATTCTACTCAACACATCCAATGTCAAGTTTCGATTTAATGCCATAGATAATCCTGATTGAGACATATTCATTCTTTTAGCTACGTCTGCCATAGTCAATCCTTTTTCTTTTGCTATTTCTTTTACTCTTAACATAAACGTTATATTTAAATTTTGAGGCAAATATATATAATTTAATGTATATGTGGAAAGAAATACGATAAAATTCACATATACATGAAAAATAATCTTTCTTTTTCTTGCTTAATATTCACACATGTGTTATATTTGCATCGTGATTAATAACACATACGTGAAATAATAGAATTATATATATATGAAACGCTACAACTTATCAGAAATAATGCGCACCGCACATAGAACCTACAAGTATGTAGGTAAGAAGCAAGGTAAAACCTTCGGCGAGGTCCTAAAATCAACTTGGAGACTTGCCAAATTGGACGTAGCCAGACAGGAAGCGGACGCAAAACGCAAAGCTGAAGAGGAAAAGAGACTAGATTCTCTTAAAAACAGTAGACCGGCAGAGGTGGTAAGATATAACTTCTCGGGGGAAATCTATAATCCTAGTAGCAGAGGTTACATGGGCGCACATTACGTAGGAGATTAACCATTAAATATACGATTATGATAGAAATAACAATCATCATTTTAAGCCTGTTTGCCGGATATAAGATGTTCGGTGATGATAACGACAAGTTTTTCATGTGCTAAGCAAGAGCGACACGATAGTATCAACACATTAAATAATAAATAAAATCATTATGGAAACAAGAAGTTTGGAATTATGGTCTACCGATAGGATTGATTTGGTAGAAGCGAAAAACGGTCAAGCCGTGACCTCTTCTTTGGTGGTTGCGGATTACTTCCACAAAGAACATGGTAAAGTCTTAAGGGCTATAAATCAGTTAGAATGTAGCATAAATTTCAGACAAGCCAATTTTGGCTTATCTGACTACACAAAGAAAAATGGTAATGTAAGCAAGGTCTACCCCATGTACTACATGACCCGTGACGGCTTCACCTTCCTCGCCATGGGTTTCACCGGAAAGGTAGCCGCCCAGTTCAAGGAAGCCTACATCAACGCCTTCAACGAAATGGAAGAGAAACTCCGATCCGAGCGTTGCACCAAGTACGCAGAACGCATCGTCAAAAAGCAAATCAAGGAGTTCAACCAATCATTGCAACAAACGCTCGCTAGCGGTCGCAATAAACACGGAAGTATCTACGGAGGGTTAATACCTTACGGAAAGGAAGAAGTGATATACAACCCCAAAGAAAGTATGGAAGCCAATTTAAAGCGGATATTCGGGCAAGTACGTGAGATGTGCAAAGACGGCTTTCTAATGTCCGCACTCGCAGTCGAGACAAACAGGGTGTTACAAGAGTTTATAAATAAAGGGTAAGTCAGGGGCTTCGGTTCCGGCACATTAGTTGACGCCAATCAGCGGGAAAGGGTAGCTTAGGGCTGCCCTTTCTTTATTTCCGGACAAATCAAATAATATACTTTTTGTGTTCAATCAGTGCATTTGCGACAGTACGTGAAGATCTTCTGCTAGTTATCTCACAATCCGCATTTCCCTGAATATCTTTTCTTTCTATTTCGTCAGAAGCGAGAGCTTCAATTAGACCGACTGCTGCAAGCTCAACCTTACTCATGTTATCACGTATGCTTTGATTTTTAGAAAGCCCTTTCTTTGCCCGGATCACATTAGTAGTTCCTCCATAAAGAGGTTCATATATGGCATTGGTACAATTACGAAATCCATCCCCGGATACGCCATGAGCCGCCAATGTTCTTGTGAACATATTCCTGGTTCCGATAGATTTTAGGCGTTCAGCAGTCCAATCAGCAGACTTTCCTCTCTTTTCATACGCTTTTATGTATCGTTGGCCTATTAGGTCTGGATTCTTTTCTTCTTCGATATGCTGAAAGAAAACTTCATTGACCAATACGTGGAGTGCAGAGTCTAAATACTTAGCATAAGCAAGTGATATTTGTCTGTGCGCATACGAACCTCCTGATTTCCCGCGCTTTGACTTTATAATATGGTTCTGACACACATTTAAAATACCGCTTACAGTTTCAATCAACTGTTGAGTTACTTCTTGTCTTAACCATTGAGCAGGTTCTTTACCTTGTGGACTACCTGCAATTTTCCAAAGATCAGTTAAAGATAATAAATCTCCATCTCTACCAATATTTTCTAAAATATTAGCATCATACTTTTTAATTTCTGCTTTCTTTTTCATAGATTTGCATTATTAAATAGTTAATACTATCCCCATTAGCGGCTCGGACACTTCCGCTTTTGGGGATTTTAATTTGTCCGACTTTGTAGCAAGCGAGGATTCGAACCTCTTCACGCCTTACCGACCTGCTGAACCTGCCACGCCTGGCATATAAAAAAGCGCCAAAGGCAAGTTCCTCACTTCTCACCGATGGCGTTATATCTTTCAGCCGTGAGGATAGCCGTATTATTTTCTATGCACAAATTTATTTCATATCCAATTATAAGCCTAAAATTTTCACTTCTGGAAAACCACAATAAGCGAATTGTGGTTTATTTGTCTTTTGGGACTAAAACCGACTTATGCACTAGTAAACTTATAGCAACTCACTATTTTATTCTATATTTCCTACACTTTTTGTATAACCCCCGTATTTTTTCTGACTACACACTCTCATTTCTGTTCTTTTTGACTGATTCAGAAGATATAGAAACCTCACTCTTTTCTTCCTCCTCAATCTCTTTCAGGACTTCATCCACCCTTTCGGCATTACCGGCAAACAAAATTCCCTCTCTCCGGGACCATACTTTACCTTCTATTGCACTAACTGCCGTTGCTACTCGTTCATCAATATCATCAATCATATACGGAGCCAAATCCACGTCAATATCAATAGTCTGGGACGCCTTGTCAAATTCGGATGGGTTAATATCCGCCAAAGCTGATACCAAAAAGTTTACCCTCCGTTGAAAGAACTCTCCAATTACTTCCGCATGATTAGATACCGCCATGTGCGCACCCATAAAAATATACCTGAACGCTTTCCCTGAAATGGCATTTCCAAGACCTTTCAACTCTTGCGGTGATATACGTGGAGTATTCGTCAGATCGTACGCCCTGTTAGTAAGCCCTTCAAGTTCCAATTTAACCGTATCAGGAACCTGATTCCAGGTCAGATATTGAGCGTTCGCCTTATCTCCGGTCAATTGTATGATCCTGTTTCGTTTCTTTCCTGTAAAGCCTGACACATCCCCAAAGAGCATTAAATACGGGAAGAAGTGATAGTCTATACAATCGGCATAACTTGATAATATCTTCTCAATGCGTACCCGTATGGTCTTTATCTTATGGCAATAAGTCTCCGGACGATAACCATATAAAACAGGTAGCTTTTTGAACCCGTGCCTGAAAGACTTCTCTTCTACCGCTTCCCACCCATTCGTATTTTCCCACTGGTAAACATGGGTAGCAGTAACAGTTTGAAAGCATACTATTTCTACATCGTCCAGATCTTTCTTTTTATATTCACGTGAGAAAGCAACCAAATCTCCGGCATCATCAAAGAAAGGGTAAAGTTTATCTCCCCTGAACGGAGACCATATTACGCTGCGGAGCTTATTTTGCGGTCTTACACTTCCTCCGAAAGCCCTCTGTATTTTATTCCAGAATTTAGTCCAGAACGAATCATCTTTGACTGCATACCAGTATTCGGCACATTCCTGTTCAGAAAGCCAAGAACGAACGATACGTTTATTCTGGTATTTTATTTTATTCTTCTTCAATACTTGTTGAATAGCATAAAATAACCCATTTTCATCCTCATTTGACGGAACGCAATCCATCTTAGGCTCAACCCCTACTGTAAACGCTGTTTGAATATTGGTTATATCTTGCTCCAACGGAATAGATATACGGTTACACGGTTCTGTACGTTTTTTAGCTGGGATAGTAGTGCTTTTACCGGTACTATCATTCCATTCTTCCCTTTCCTTCTCTTCAACAACTTCGATGTCCGGGTATTTTTCTTTATCCACAATGATTTCATGCAAATCAGCGTTCCAATCCTTCCAGTTTTCACCGGTATTGGGTTCCTCCGTTTTACGTCCTTTCTTCAAATATTCGATCTTCTGATCTACATCTTCTAATGATAAAATCTCTTCTAATGTCATATTGATATATTTTTAACGTCCAAAAATCCCCGAATAATCCTTGGGTTTCTGAATTTTACCAAGAAGCTCACCCAATACATAATAACGAGCTGCATCGATGGCATGGTTATCATGATCTTCCGGTTCATTTATATAGTTCCCATCCTTATCTTTAGCCCACACATATTTCCGTAGTTCTTTTTGAAGATTGTATGAACGTTTAGTTACAAAAATCTCCATGGTCTTCATTTTGTCTATACCTGCGTTAATAGAACCCGAACCCTTTTCGACAGGATATATTTTTATCCCTCCATTGTGTATCTCTTGAATCAACCGTGGATCAGCACTATCGGCTATAACCTTCAATCCCCATGGACGAAGCGTTTTAATGATATCAGAGGAAAGAAGCCCGGTACGGTAATCTATTTCATCCAAGTACAAAGCATTATCAATAATTCCGCAGCGAATAGAGGCGGACGGGTCATGAGTATACCCGAAATCTTGCCCAAAAGCAACCTTTTTGCACCAAATCGGGAACTCATCAACAATTCCCCACTTCTTGAACACAGCACCTTCCGCCACGTCAGCCCACCGGCCGATAACCACGTGAGCATATTTATCCGGATCATTAACCTTCATATCTTGTACTTCTTTTAAAAATTCTGACGAAAGATTATCCAGGTTATCTAGGTAGGTAGTATGAATGTGAAGCACATTCGGATGAGTGGATATTTGAACTTGTACACCGTCAATATCTACCAGCTTATGAGTTTTCTCTATGTACTTTTTATAGATGAAGTGATTAGAGTCGCATGGGTTCATTATGATGATAATCCGGTTCTGAATCCCTTTCTTACGGATAGAGAGCATTATTTTATCGAACTCTTCTTCATTCGTCCACTCTTCCGCTTCATCGCAGACGAAAGTAGTGATACCCTGAATAGATTTCAGTTTTGCCGTCTGATTTCCTGAAGAAGTCTTGATACCCCGGAACATGATACGACTATTAGTCATTTTATTGACTATATCCGTCTTTGTAGTCTTGAAATACTTTGTCGTACCGTCTAGCTCTATCTTTTCCATCATTTCGGGGATGATAGACATACCAGCGGAAACCATTGTATAACGGGTATAGAGAATATGATGAACTATTTTCTCGGCTTCCGTCATTTCAAAGGTCAGACGCTCTATAAAGGTGGAAGCGTTGAAAGATTTTCCACTACCACGGCCTCCAGTGATAAGAATAATAAATTTTTCCTTATCCTCATATAACGGGTAATATATTTCTTGAGGTACGATCATTTCACTTTGTCTTTAATCCAAGAATCAATGCTGATACCGTGGTCTATATTGGTAGGTATATCGGCATCTTCAGGCTTTGTTTCTTGCATAGGCTTTCCCCATAGCTTTTCGGTAAGTTCTTTCAGAGTAGCAATAGACCCTTTACCGGAATCCTTATATAAAGCTCTGCAAACATTAATAACCCACATCGGAGTATCTTCCTTTCCGATAATATCCTCAACCTCTTTTTTTGTACATTGTATAACATACACTACAACCTCTTTCCATTCATCATAGGATATATTATAGGCTTTTTTTGCAATAGTATATAGTTTAGGTTTCCGACCCCTGCTTTGAGGCTGGTTTTCGCTCGTAAATCTTGTTTTCTTTCCATCTTTAGCTATATTCTTATTTGCCATTTCAAACCGTTTACAAACCGTTTTCTATTTACTTGATTATTATAAATTACCACCCTCTGTACTTGTTAGAGCGATTAGTTCCTTTCATAACTTCTATTCGTTGGATATAATAATTATCTGGCTCATATATTCCCGCATCACGGTCACTCCTTTCGGCTTGTTTTATAGCCTTTTTGCTACATCGGAGCTAATATATCCGTTCGATTCATTCCCCGTTATCTTGTCAACAAATACATATTGAATCTCTGTTGCATTAGAACTCGCTTTTGTAGGTCCCTTGATAGGTTCGGTAAATCCCGGTCCAGTTCTACGAGAGGATTTTGCGCTACCCCTAATTCCTCCTGATGTCTTAGCCATTATTTCTTCCTCCTTCGTTTTAAGGTACTACCTGATAATGTTGGATTAAGCATCAATACTTCAACTGGATAACCGGTATTTCTCGATAGATTATCCATAACTGTCCTAGTTGCTTTATATATTCTATCCCGATTAGCATTCCCGTAAGTCCTAATTAGGCGGTGCATTGCTTTCTTTGCATCTACTCCGCTTCTGATTCTATCACGTCCTCTAACACCTCCGCTTGTTTTAGCCATTTCAATCTCCTTTCTTAACTCTGTTGACCATAAACTGTTCGACATATATAATGCTGTTTTGCACGCATATATCTTTTATTTTATCTCCACCACCGTAAACTATCATATTGGGTATATCCTTTCCTGATATTTCACGGGCAATCTGTATTTCTTCCTTTAAATACTCCTGCCTGTCAGCATATCCACGAGTAGCAAAAGCGTTATACCCGTCGGGAATTCCCAAACGGTTATATTTTTGAAACTTCTTTGCCACATTCAAATCAGCCCACACCTTCACACCGCATTCCTGCCAATAGCGGGAAATCCACCTCTTTTTGTATATTTGATGTAATCCGTAGGCAATAGGGGTTGTGTCGAAAAGAGACAGATTCGGTTCTATAACAGCTTCGCATCCGCTATTAAGAACTGTTGACGGGTCTTTCCATATTGCTTCAAACCGATAATCTTCCACATAGAAATGATAGGTAGATATTCCTTTTTTCTGTCTTGTGTCAGCTCCCCAGGCGGATAAGGGAATTACAAGGCCATTTGCTGGCTGTTCGTCTGATCTTAAATTAGGAATATCAAAATCATTATTGCTGTCATATATGCGGTCGCCAAGCATCATATCGTAAAAATCAACCTTCTCTATATCCTCTTCACTTTCTTCTTCTGACTGAGCCTCCGATTTGCTACTCTTTGGCTTCTGTTCTGCTTCCTTCCAGACCTCAAAACCCCAACCATTGAGCTCCTCGCTATCCCATTCATTGGCAATCATATCCCAGTCAGTCTCTCCGAATGGATTATTATCTTGAATAAGCATCTGACGAAGCTTCTCTATCGGCATATTTTCCGGTAAAATACAGCATGGCACCTCTTTCCAGCCTAAATGCCTATAAGCGTGTAAACGCATGTTGCCGCCAATTACAATATATCCATTATTATGCGGGTAAACAAGAATATCCCTTGCCTCTGTCATTTCGGGAAGCTCTTTTATTGATTTACAAAGCTTACGAAATCTTTCTCCTTTGATAAGCCTGGGGTTCTTTGGCAATCCCTCTATTTGACCATCATTGGGATACACTTTAGATATTGCTATATTTTCTCTTTTTATCATACCTTGCTTATTATACCATTGTCTTTCAACCGAGATACAATTCCAGTGTAAATATACTCTATATCCTTCCGAAAGTCCTTATAATTATTGTAGAGAACAACCACAGTTTCGATATTGTGGGAAATAAATGTTTTATCGCTGATATTTACCGACTCGGCAATCTTATCCCGAAGTCCTTTGGGCATTCTCCCACCGGCCAAGACACTGGGAGCATAAAGGAAAAGAATAATAAATATAAACTTCTTTCTGATATGAACGCTATCCTTATTTCCCGGACAATCCCTAAAGTCCTGTATTTCACAAAACCATTTATATATGGTTGGAATATAATCCAGATCTGACATAATAGGAGCAGATAATTCAGACTCTCTTTCTGACAATATGGATTTTTGCTTTCTAATAGATTTTAACTCTGATATTTCTGAAAACATAGTACGATTATTAAAAGTAAATAGTATATTTGTACTATGAATTATGGAAGGGCGTCTATCTGGTGGTTCGGGTGACGCTCTTTTACTTTACACTCTTCCCCCACATTTCCGCATTATACAGGGCATAAGCATATAGCTTTATCTCTTCGCTGGTTTCCAGGAATTTCACTTTCATGGCTTCTTCATACATTCCGCCAATAGGTTGCTGTTTATCTCTTGCTTCATAATCATTTTAAAGGATCAATTATTTATTCTCCGTCTTCTATTTTTCTTTTAAGATTACTGTATTCATCCTCAATGCACTTGCTTATCTTGGCTGCATCTTCGTAACGTTCAGACTCTATCAGTATTCTTTTTATCTCTTCAAGCTGATTGATGTATACGATGTCATTGCGATCCGTTACGTGCTGAATATAACTTTTGATGCCATTCAGCTTGTCCTCCATGCGTCTGTGCCATTTGCTTATCAAAATTACAACAATGGCAACGGTTGTGGCATTGAGGATGAATAACGCTATTTTAAGTATTAATTCTGCTGTTTCGCTTATTGGCATGGCTATTCCTCCTCCACTAGTTTTAACGCTTCTTGTATTCCGACTTCCAATGCTTCTTCATAGGTGTCCCACTGACCGCCATCGTTAGGACCGTCAAATATTCCATCGGTTATATGAGTGCCATTGTCAGCTTTGCATATATCATAGCCATAACCGCAAGCGTTTCTAATGATGGAAATATGCAGGTTCTTGGTTTCACGTAGCCATTTTTGGGCAACGGGTTGAGTAGGTTGGGAACATAATTTTATTGGTAACCCGCTATTTGTTCTATTGGTACCATATTGTCTACTATCTTCAATATTAATAGCAATCATACATGGCTCATTAAAGCCTTTCTCTCTCAGCATCTTTGCTGTCTCTAATGTTACAGATTCTTCGGTCATAGTTATTCCTCCTTATTTAAATCTTCACAATGCAACTTATAAGCATAGGCAAACATCTTCAAAGTAATAGGTTCAAAGTGAAAGTCTGCCTGTTTGCCCTCTACCACAACAGAGACACACAAATCTCCATCACAAAAATCAATATATGCCACAGCATCATCATTTCCCTTGATAGAAATGGTCTGTGTCTGTACGCTATCCATGATTCACCCCCTTCTCTTTAAAGTGTTCGATTAGCTCTTCTACGGTAGCCTTGTGACAATAAAGTGATTCTATCTGAGTTCCAACATGCCTTCCTCCGTTACGATCTGTAGATTGAAACCAAGTACCTTTAGGAATATAAACATATATTTCTACATCCATTATAAACCATTGATACTTGTCTGTATCATCCCTGAGTGAAGCGATAGACAAGAAAAGCTCCTCGTTATCTCCACAATCAATAGAACGAGATAGTTCTTCCAAATACCCTAAAGGTCTGTTTAAATAATATTCTCTATTTACAAATAGATAATTCCCTCTATCATCGTCTATACATTCAGGATGCAAATAATATCCCAACTTTTCCAACTTCTTCCGCAATTCCGGTGTATTTTTTCGTATAAAGCACCGTGTAGTAAATCCCATAATTTGCTAATTTAATCAATCCATATAACTTTAAGAATTAACACAAGAAAGGACAATCCGATTGCTCCTAATGTAAAAGCACCGAATGTTTTTACAACATTGTTTAGCTTTTGGCTATTCCTAGATTCTTTATCCCATTGTAATGCAATTGTTAGTCCTAATTGTACAAATATCATTGTTATTGCTATTGAAAATAGCACTTTTAATAAGTAATCCATAGTTAGTCTTCCTTCAATTTTTCCAAAAGTTCCTCAGCTAACATATTGCAATAAATGATATTATCTATCATTCTATTCACATCGCTTACATCTGCCTTAAATCTCTTTATCACGATCCAACCATACCACATTTTCATTTCCACATCAAATATGTGGCCAAACAAACCGTATATGGATATTCTATACTTTCTCATTGTCATTCTTTTTTAAGTTTTTCAATACTTTCTTCGCTATCTCATAGTAAGGCAAATCCCAATCAGCACAGATATCATCCACTTCATCATCGTAATGATTGACATTAACGTATTCACTTAGATATTCGCGAAAAGATTCGCCGTCTAAACCTTCATCGCCACAATCATCGTACATTCTCAATTCACGGGCAACTTCCTTACACTCTTGATGTGTGATGAAGTCATCCACAACTCCGTCATAAACATTTGTTTGACGGACATACTTTTGTCCCAGCTTTATCTTGCAGGCGCAAAACTCACACACATGTTCTTTCTTAGCTGTTGGATAAGTTTCTTTTAGTATTGTTGGCATAGTTAATCCTCCCATTCTTCGTCTTCGTATTGCATACAATATCCTAATAAGTTCAACTCTGGATCGTCCAATAAACATTCTTCTTGGTGTACACAATTCATGCAACACCATTCGTCTGATAATATACTCATTGTTATTCGTTTAACTACTTTGTTACTATTGTTCTATCACCCCTTACTACTTTCATCTTAGGCTTCTTAAACTGTTTGTCGCACGATGTATAAGGAAGCCAATACGATCTATCTTTATATAAATATTGATCTATTGGAGTAAGGTGAAACAATTCATTGTCAAAATCAACGCCAATCAGCATACACTCTATATCAACATCAGGATGCCTTTGGTGATAGATAATGATTTCGCTATGCCGATAAGAGTAATGAATAAATTGATTGCGAGTCATGATTAAATCATTTTTTGTTTTTAATTGTTACCTTAGTTATTTCCATATTAATCTCCTTTCTCTTTAATCCGCTCTAGTACATCTCTGTTGGCTTCGAGTATCTCATCGAAAGAAGGAATAGGCATCCAGTGAGTGACGTCTTCTATCACTTCGTCATACCGTCCACAACTATATTTCAGCCATTTATTTTCATGTGAAAAATATGCCCTGAATACCTCACCATCAGTATTCATTACAATACAATCATTCGATGAATCGCAACCAGCCTTCTCTTTCACACTTATCCAAGGAGATTGCTTTGCCTGCCATTCTGCACCAGATTGAAAATCTTCCATACAATCAGATTTCCGACTAACATAGTTATCTGGATCAACCTCCTTTAAAACCTCTTTTCTAAACTTTGTTTTATTAGTAGCATAGTCGTATGCTGCTGCTTCTAATGTCTGTTTCATATTATGGTTTATTAGATTAATATTTCTTCCCGTGCATTTTTTCACGGAGTTCGTTATACTTCATTTTCTGATTGCAACATGAGTCATTCCACCAATTAATTCATGGCCTGTTATTGCCGTTAGATGACCTAAATGCGGATTAATTTCGCTTTTTGACGCTAACTTCCTTGACATTTAACCATTGTAGTACTCGCAATGGTTGCAATCTTTTGGACTGCCGTACTTGTTTTAAACTTGTACGGCTTTTTTCTATATTCTTCATTTCTTTTTTATTTAAATTACACAAATAGCGATTGCTGGATACGTGATAACACAAATTTATTCGCATCAGCAAAGAACTTTTTTTTAATCTCAAATCCGTATGCCCTGCGTCCCAACTGGGCAGCAGCTAATAAGGTAGAACCGCTTCCGGCACATGGATCAATAACGACATCACCTTTGTCGGTGAATATCTCTATCAGTCTACGAAGCAAAGGAACCGGTTTTTGCGTGCTATGAACCTTCGGAGTTTCATTGTCCACCACCCAATCAAAGCAATTGAAGATCATCCGACCATCGTTGTTAAACTTTGGAAGTTTATCGCGGTAAAGCAACAATCCATATTCACAATTGCCGACTATCTTCATATTGGCTTTCAAGACTTGCGCTGAAAAGTTCTTTCTGAATACAAGATTGATGTAATTATTCAGCCCATATCTTTTACCCAGTTCAATATACCGGAACTGGTCTTCAAATTCACAAAATATTATCATGCAAGGCGCCTTGCCTTTTTCCTTGGGTTCCTTTACAAGCATTTGGGAGCAGAAGTGCATAAACTCGGCAGGGCGAAAATCTTTATCGGTATCAAAGAATTGTTTGCCGGCTAATTCGCTTTCCCCGTTCTTGTTATCTCCGTCCACATACCATGAAGGGTTAGAAGCATAAGCACTATTGCCTAAATTGTAAGGGACATCAGCTATAATTAGTTGAGCCTTAGGAATGCCATAGACTTTATAATTCTGGAAATGGTCATTATATAGTTCTATTTCTTTCATTTCTGTTCTGTTTTTAATTATTTCTTTATTACAACCGCCATAGTACTAACAGCCGTTCCGCTTTCCCTGAATTTACCGGCTCCGATTTTAAAAACTTCTCCATGAACTTTTTCCAACCATTCCCGGAACTCAACACATTTCTTTTCAGACGCGAATTTCCAATGCTGACTAGTTATAGCAGCAAGAATTCCACCTTCTTCCAAGCGTTCATACATAAGTCTTACATGGTCAATATCCTGATTACCGCAAAATGGAGGATTAGCAATAATCTTAGTGTAATGCCCTACACTGTCTTTCGTAAAATCTTCATCAAGCAATATTACGTTATCAAGTGTATGAAGGAATTCCCTGTTTTCAGGCATCAATTCATAGCATTCAACTGTTACTGACGGGCACGACCGATGAATCGCTTTTACCAAAGCACCGCGTCCGGCACTTGGTTCAAGTACGGTATCTGTTTCATGAATTCCACCGGCAAGCATTACCAGCCAGTCTGCAATATCAGCAGGTGTTTCAAAAAACTGAAAATCTTTTTGCAAATCGCATTGCTTACCTTCTTTCAAGATGGAGAACACACGTTCCGGATTAAAAGGAAATGTGAATCCCTGTATCTTACCTCCCTGCCA